CATTTTTAATAGAGATATTAAGGCTCGAAGAACTTAATTTATCACCAAAACCAAATAAAGCCCCATTAGAACCGCTCGAAGCCCAAAGTTCTCCCTCTGCTTCATTTACAGCATCACTATCAGCAACTTTGCTATTTGAAAAATCAAACTTTTCAACTTGCATAGGTGTTAATATTAAGCCTATACTATCATCAATATTATTTGACGCTTGTTTGTAAAATTCTTCAGCTATTTTTCCGTCTAATTTAAAACCACCATCTTCATTTAAGGGAATATTCATGGCTAAAATTTTATAATGATTTAATATTTCACCAGTTTTCTTCAATAGTTTATAATCTTCAAGATTTAAAATTTCAGGAAAAATTCCCGCGAAAGGGGGTAGAGAATATAAAAGTTGATCTTCATTAGCTTTTAAACAAATCTGATTAGGCGGCACTTGCCATTGTAATTTAGAATCACCTTTTACTTTTTTCTTTTTACCATCTCTATTTTCAATGGTATATCCAACATAATTTAAATACATCTGTTTTATTTCTTCGCCATATGTATCTAATAAATATTCTCTAGTTTTAAAAAAATCAAAGTTAAGACTATATGTTAAACAACCGTCAATTTTATAAGATATTTTACAGTAATCAGCATTTATTTGTATTATATCAAAAGAATTATCCGTTTCATACCAAAGTCCATAAAAGGCATCTTGATACATACAAATATTCATTATCCTGTATAAATGATATTGTAAATTGAACTTTTCTAATTGAGTTGCAACTTTGCGGTAGTTTGTCAAAAAAGATGATTTATTATATTTGTTAGGATTTAAATTATAGGGAACTAACAAATAGTTTAAAGTGCAAAGCTTACTAAAATAATTACACAACCTTTTATAATGGCTTGAATTAGCGTAAAGAAAATTACTCATATCTCTTATTTGCTTTTCATATCTTTGTGGGTCAGATAAAAATTTAATTACTTCTTCCTTTGAATATCTCTTAAATAAAACACTTTCTTTTCTATTATTAATTAAATCTTGCACTATTGTTTTAGATAGTTTAGTGTAGTCAAGTTTTTTTTTAAAAATTTCCATATATGTTTGATTTTTATTTTGTTCTAAATTTAATTCTTTAATGCTATCATCAGGCAATATTTACTCACCACCCTCCTTTAATTTGTTTTAATTTTAGGTTGTCTAAATTTAAAATTAAAGGCTGTACCTTTAGAAATTTCAACCCTTATTAAGTCTGATCTTCTTAATTTTGCTAAAGCGTATGCCGCAAGAGCAAGAACATCCGATCTGTCATCGTGCATTTTATTTTTTTTGTCTTTTGCTAATTCATATTGAACTCCACCATTTGGCGTATCGTAACGACACATATAAGATACTTCATTTTTCATTAGCTCAATTTGAATTAAAGCCATTTTTTCCTCATCATTTAAATCATAATTGTCAAAATTACCATCTTTGTTTTCTATTAATATATAGTCTTTATTATCATAGCTTGTAAATTCTATCAAGTTTAATTTTGTCATTTTGCCTAGAGCGTCATAGATAACCTTCTTATAGCCTTGCGGGTCAATTAAATGTACGATTGGCATTGCGTTTGTATATTTTTTTCTTGCAGACTCATATTGCTTGTGTTCTAGATCAATAATCCCACGATGTTTTTGTCCACTTTCATCAGACCAGTCAAGCATAAGTTGATCTGCAACAGCAGAAACTCCACCACCGCCAGCACCAGCATCAATATAAAACTCAATATTTTCCCACTCCGCAGCGCGTTCACCGTTATATTTTATCATCATATCTTTAATTATTTCTAATTGTTGGGGCATAGGGAGGGGAGTTTTGTTTTTCGTAGATGCGTCAACCATAGAAACTACATTTTCAATTTGTAATTTATATCCAACTTCCTTGTCGTTAATTATTTGAAAAATTCCCAAAATACTTCCATCAAAATTTCTCGCAGGGTCATAGCAAAATATAAACTTTTTTTTCCCTGTATCATTATATAATAATGGCTTTCTGGTAAAGGAATTTCTAATAATTGTGTCCATATTTACTACCGCATTTTGACCAGAGCCTTTTCTAAATTTATTAAATAACTCTCTATCTGCTAAATCCGCATCTTCTTCAATCGCCTTTTTTATTTGATCTTCCGATAAGTGAGATTTTATTAATTCTCCGTTTAGAGTGGTATTATATAAAATATCGTAAGCGTTAATGTCAATACAGTAATAATTTTTATTTCCTAAAAACATTTTTTTAGCAAAGGTTTTATATTTTTCAAAAAATGGATAAGAAACATCTCCCGCACTTGATGTATATAATAATTGTAAAGGCATTTGTATTGGGTCAATTTTTTTAATTTTTTCAGTAGAAGTAGAGAAACTACTATCCACATTCGCAAAATTTTCAACTACTGCCAACTCTTCCGCTGACTTCCACGCTGTTTCATTAAACCACACAGCCCCTCTTTTACCTCTATTGGTTTCAATATTAGAAGAAAGAGTTATCATTTGTGAATTATTATACAGTCTAAACTTATAACCAGCGGGATTATGCAAAAATCCAGTTTCGCTATTTACACTCTTTTCCACCTCTTGAGCAAATATATCTGTTACGCTCTTAAAAGAGGGAATTCTTTGTAAAGCGATATCCTGTAGTTTACAAAAAGACTCAGCAGATTGCGCCGCTGAGTTACTTGATACATATACTATATAATTAGGTATTAATACCATTTTGGTTTGAAAATAAACCGCTGCTAAAGTATCCTTACCAGCACCACGACACTCAAGCCATAACGCATAAGGGACATCCCAAGATTCCATAAATGCTAATTTTTGATAATCAAGGAGCGCAGTTCCGTAGAATTCCTCGGCAAATCTTATAGGATTTCTTCTGCCCCAATTAATTACCTTGGCTATATCTTCGTAAGCTCGAAGTTTGCGCTGACTTAGTTCCTTCTCTGTGAGGGGAGTATAGAAGTCCATAATTTACACCCCTTTATGTAACATTTTATTAATCATCTATTCACTTCTTTTTGCTTTTTAATGTTGTTAATTCATTTTTTAATAATCTATTTTCCTCTTCTAATTTCATATTATTTTCTTCATAATCCAAAATCATTTCTCTTTGTTCTTTTATCATTTCCACATAATCATTTGACTCAAAAGATAATTGCTCCATAATACTTTTATTACTCAAATCTGCAATTTGTTTCATAGCTTCCGCTGTTTTAATATTAAATAAATTCACCCCTATGTCATCAAATCCGTTTTGTAACATCTCTCTCATTTTACTTGTAAGCGTATTAACTCCTTGTTTTGACGATGAATTGTAAGCAGACGAAAGATTGTTATCCTGCGCTATCTTGGCTATGCTATCTAGTAGTTGTTTTTTTGTAGCTGTGAGACTTTTTATTTTCATTTCATCTGGTTTGATGTTTAATAATTCTTGATTAATAAATTCATCTATTTTTTTACATTGAATCTGAGATTGCGTAATTTGAATAACGCTTTGAACTTTATGTCCATCTTCTTGAATTCCTTCTGCATCACAGTAGCCAGCAAGAATATTAAAACAATATCTTCTATCTATATCCGACATACAGCAGTCAACAAAAGGATCGTATCCAACTATTGAAATAGCAAAATTCATATTCTGCTTATCTGCCTTAGTCCATTTAACTTCTTTTTCTTCTTTAACAATATCTCTTGGATCTATAAAAACATCATCTACCAATGTGTTTAAAAATGTTTTATTTTTATATTGTCCTAATTGAAGTTGTCTTGTATAAACCCCAATATTAATTGTTGAACTCTTTGCAATCATATTTTCATATATAGGTTCATAAAAGGGAATATCTAAAACATAACAACATAACATTAATGCTATTTTGCCTGAATCGTAATCGTTTTTTAATTCGTCAAATCTTTTATTTAAACAATCTTTACAAAATAAAACGGTACTTTCTGTATGTTTCCACAAAGGAGACCAAGTTGATTTAAAAAATCTATTCTCAGATTTTTCTTCACCGCAACAAAGACAGGTGTATTTTTTTTCTTCTACAGCCTTCTTTGTTTTTTTTATTTTTTTACTAGGAGGAATAAAACTTACCTGCCTTTCTTTTAATTGACTTCGGTATTATCCCCTCAAATAGTGTTAATAGATATAAAAAACTCCCCAATTAAGGAGAAGTTTTTAAGCCTAAGAAACAAAGTTATAGGCAGGGTGGCACTCCTGCATCTCTTTGAAGACCACTAGGGTGTGTCGGTTGCCTGTTCCGACCTCAGATAACAATGTTGAAATAACGCCGATTTAATTTAGTTTTATATTTTCTTCACAAACCTTACCTTTGTTTTCTTCAATGCCAATAATTGTTGCTCCAGCATTAGCTGTTTTTTTCAATTCTAGCGAAAAATCATCAACACCAATAATACTAGGAATTCCCACTATATCTCTATTAACTCCTATATTTTCAGACAAAGAATGATGTTTGTGTCCCGCAATCAGAATATCAATCTGAGTTTTATATACATTTGAAAAATCTTTTACTGCTTGTTCAAG